AATCAAAGCCCAGCTGCTTCGGTTTCCCCGGCGGTGTCAGTTTTTTTCGTCTTCCGACGTTTTTTCACCGAGTTCTTCCTCCGGCGGCGTGACTGCGGCTTGGATCAGTGGATAGATCCGCGTCCCGGCCTCGAGCGTCTGGTGCATGGTGAGCTTCCGGCCCAGCTGCTTGCTTGTAAAGCGCAGCGGAAGGCCGTTTTCGTCGGTGATGCCCTGCGTGTCTGCGGCGTCTGTCAGCATGGCGGCCAGGAAGGCCAGCGTGCTTTTGAGGCCGTGCACCGTATTCAGCGCGCGCAGCAGATTGCCGTCGTATTCGTCCTGCACGTCGGCAAGGACGTTCATGTTGCAGGAGAGCCGGTAGACCCGGCCCTCGAATTCGTAGTCAACGGTTTTTATCTTGGTTGTTTCCATCACTAGCCTGTCACCCCCAGTTTCGCGTCGATCCAAGCGATGGCCTCTGCCTCTGTCGCAAGCGTCGCGCGGGATAGCATTTTCTTCTTTTCGGTGTCGTCTGGAAGGAATTCACCGGATGTCGTCGGCGTGGAAAACTGGATATTCTCGCCCTTGGTCTTGAGGCTGTAGCCCGGAGGGCCGAACATCGTCTTGTGGATAAAAAACGCTGTGAATTTCGTCACGCCGTCGATCTTGTCGGGCGCGTATGCCCCGTAGCCGACGTAATTGGCGTTGTCCTTGCCGGTGTATACTACCTCGTCGTTGTCCGTTTCGGCGGTGCAGCCGAACATAAGCACCTCCGCGTCCTTTTTGATGTACTTTGTGCCAACGGAGATCGTGCCGCCGGTCGGCTCGCGGACGTACTCCGCAAGGACGGATTCTGCGTACAGGCGGCCCTCCGCAAAGCGCAGATCGATGTTTACATTCATCGCGTCGCCGAGCGCGACCGGCGTAGCATACGAGATCACGCCGTTTGTATTCTTGTATTTTGCGACTTTCATGCCGCGCAAGTCAAACTGAGGCATTATAAAAGTCCCCTTTCTTTCAGCTTTTGTGTAAGGATCTTTTCGAGCTCCGCGTTTACGCGCTTCTGCGCGTTCCTGACGCCCTTTGTCCAAAAATAAGTTCCTGTGATCTGCCCGTACTCCTTCGCGCGGCCGTAATTCAAAACAAAAAGCACGGTCGCCCTGCGCGTTCCGTGCTCGTTTTTGCCGACTGCGGTGATGGAGATGTACGGGTCTCCGTTTTTGTCGCGTTTGATGGTTTTGCGGTATTTCACGCTGGATGCATATGCCTCGGTCTGAAACCCGCTCGCCTTTACCATTTTTTGCAGTTCCTCGACGATGATATCCCCGGCGGCGTACAGGAGCTCCTGCTGCATGTCCTCATCAAAAACATTCGCTTTCTGGAGCGTGGCCATGAGCTCGTCGGCGCCGGTGATGGAGATGTTAGCCATAGGCTGCTCCCTCCGTCTCGGCGATGAGCGCGATCTGCGTGCGGCCCGTCTCCTTGTCGTAGGTTTCCATGTCGACGGTAGCAATGTAGCCTGCGGCCTCCAGCGCGGCCTTTACGCGCTTTAAAAGCCCGGCGGCAAAGCCCTCGGCAAAGATGGAAACGGCGTACTGCACGCCGGTCTCGGCCTCTCCGCCCTCGGCGTAGAGCTGCCCGGACTGGCCGAGCAGCTGATAGGTGATGTAGGTTTCTTCTCCGCCCTTGTATGGCGGGTGGCAGACCGGGACGCCCAGGTCTGCCAGCGCCTCATAGATCATCATGCGCCGTCCCTCCGTTTGCAGGTCAGCTCTACCTCTTCCGTCTCCGCGCCGTAGCTGCGGACGACGTCAAAGACGTCGGAGCCGCAGACGAGCTGCTGCTCGCCGCCGTACTCCGCGCTGTGCATGCGGAAAATTGCGTCCGTGCGCTTGCCGGCTTGCGCGGCCTGGTAATACTCGGCGCGGTTGACGGACTTGCGAGCGGCCCAGACGGTTGTCTCGCGTTCGAGCTTTTCGGTGGTCTTCCCTCTCACGATGGGGTAGGACAGCAGGCGTAGCGTGATCTGCGTGTCAAAGATCACAGCACGCGCCCCCTCCCTCGGTGCCCGGCGAATAGTCGTCGGACAGGCCCATCGCGTCGCGCAGCTCCTCAAAGCACGTCTTCCATTCGTCGCCCCGGCCGCAGAAATCATGCTGCCAGCGGACGAAGGCTCGGACGGCGTCTTTGACCAGCGGGTCTTCGTCGGCCCCCTCCGCGCCCGCAAGATGCAGGCGCAGGAGGCAGGCGTCGATCTCGTCGGCGAGCTCGTCGTCAAGGGCGTTTGTGGTCAGCCGCAGGGCGGTTTTTGCAACGTTGATCAAAGCCAATGGTTATCCCTCCCTGTTGGCCGCGCGCCGTCAAGCCTTCTTCTTGGTCAGCGTGACGAGGCTGTTGACGTCGGCGCACGCGCCGTCGGCGATCTCGATGGCCTTTGTGACCTCGTCGTCGGTGTCCTCGTCGGTGTAGCGCTTTACCGTCATGCCCATGTTCTCGTTCCAGAGGTAGTACGCCGGATCAAACATAAAGGCGAAGACGGTGTCGGCCGTGACCGACGCCGCAAAGGCCGGCAGGTAGTCGCCGGTCAGGATGACCTCGCGGCCGAGGATGTAGTTGACGGGCTTGCCGTTGATGCCGTAGTTGACGCGCGCGACGGGCTGGCCGTTGTTGTCGACCATGCCGACGATCTGCGTCTCGAATGTCTTCTTGGACATGAACCAGACCGCGCCGTCATATGCCTGCGGCAGCGCAGCTTCGGCCTTGCACAGATCCTTGTAGGTCAGAGCAGTTGTCGCGGCGGCAATGTCTATGTTCTGGCCGGTCGGGGCGGTCTCTGCAAGGATTCCCTTCGGCTGGCCGGAACCGGTGCCGTTGATGATGGCCTGCTCCTTCGCCTTTACCATCGCATTTGCGACGTTCCGGACAAACTGTGCCTCGAACATCGGGTACGCCATGATAGAAACTTCCAGCGACATGGAGATCGCGCAGCGCAGCTTGTGGTACGCAAAGACGATCTTGCCGGTCGAAGTCTTCTGTTTGTCGGAGCCCTCACCCTCGGCGACCCAGGAGGCCGTCGGCTTGGCCGAGCTGGTCGGGACCTGGACGCCGCCCGCGTAGGACGTGTGTGTTACGCGCGGCAGGATCATGCCGATGGCTTCCATCTTCTCGTAGATCTTCTGGATCGTCGTGGTCGGGATGACGCTGCCGACGTCGGTTGTCTTGGTGTTGGCGTCCGCGTTGGTCAGCTCTGCCGGGATCTTCTTGCCGGTCAAAACGTAGTTCATGAAGGCCCGCTTGTACTCGTCGGTATCGTACCGGTCGAGCACATCCGGAGTCTTCGCCGTGCCGGACAGGTCGACGGACTGTGCCGCCGCAGCCGGGGCCGCGACCTTCTGGCCCGCGAGGGCGTTGAGGTTCGCCTGGATCTTGGCTTCCTCCTCAAACTTGGCGTCAATGGCCTCGACTTCTTTCATCTTGGCCTGTGCCTCTGTGGTCTTGCTTTCGTCCAGCAGCTTCTGGGCGTCGTCCATGAGCTTCTGGCGCTGGATGTTGTAAATTTCCTTCGTCATTTCAATTCTCCTTTGAGTTTTAAAAATTTCAGTTTTGCTTCTGCCTGCGCCCGTTCGGGCATAAAAAAATCAGGCTCTGCGGCCTGACCTTTTAAAAAGTTTTCCGCGCGCCGGAGCGCGTCTTCGCTGAGCATGCCGGAATAAAAATCCGCTGCCAGCGGCTTCTGGCCGGTGTCCGGCTGCATCACGCGGTCAACGAGTCCGAGTTCTACGGCCCGCTCCGCTGTGATCCATGTTTCTGCGTCCATCATGGCGGCAATCTCCGCTTCCGGCCTGCCGGTCTTGGCGACGTAGGCCGAGATAATGGCGTGGTTGGCGTCGCGCAGGACACCGGCGGTGTGCTCCATCTGGCGGTAGTCGCCGTCGGTGCTGGACTGGACGTTGTGGATCATCATCATGCCGGTCGGCGTCATCTCCGACTCGCCCGCCATAGCGATGATGGACGCGGCCGAGGCCGCAAGGCCGACGATGCGGATGTGGACGCCGCCCGCGTAATTGCGCAGGGCGGTGTAGATCTCGCTCGCTGCAAAGATCTCGCCGCCGCCGGAATTGATCTCGACCTCTGCCCGCTCACCGTTTCCGGATGCAAGCGCGTCGGCTACGGATTTAGGGCTCGTCGCCTCCATGCCGTACCACTGATAAAAGCGGTGCTGGTTGCTGGACACGATTGGCCCGCGAATGCTGATCTTCATGCGGTTTCATCTCCCTTCTGGGTGGTATTCTGATTGACCGGCTGCGTATCAAGCCGCCGGATTGGCTTGTCGCCGCCGTCGACCGGCGCGAGGTTAAAGGCGCGACGCCATTCGTTCGGCGTCAGCGCGCCGCGGTCGACCATCTGCAGGAGGTTGAGCTTGGTCGAGGTCGAGGCGAAGTCCCACGCGGACGCCTCAAAGACGATGCGGTTGCCGCAGCCGCGCTCGCGCCTGGAAAAGAGCTTGCGGGTGTACTCGCCGCTCAGCTGCTTCAAAACCGGCTCGATCTCGGCGTCAAAATAGGCGTTCTGCTCATCCTCCGTCGCAATGGATGTGACGATGTGCGGGTTGGTATTGAACAGGGCATAGATGCGCTGCGTGGTTTTGTCCATCTGGGCGGCGTTCGGGACGTAGTCCTTTGGGTCGATCTGCTTGGCCTCGGCCTTTGCGTCGACGGCCGCGACGCCCGTGCCGTTGGAAACACTGAGGAAGCTGTCGGCAAAGTCCTGCGCGCGCTTCTTGATATCCTCCGCGCGCATGGAGGATGCGAACATCAAAAGCCAGCGGATGACGGCGCTGTTTCGGATGGCCTTTACAATGCCCTGATCCGTCGTGGTGACGATCTCCATGAGCGGCACGATGGCCGGGGCGATGGGGTCGCCGAAGATGTCGTTCTCGTAGAAATCCCCACGCAGGTGGATGATATCGTCATAGGCAAACGTCAGGACGTTGCCGTTCTGCATGTAAAATTTCAGGTACAGATTCCCGCCTGCGTCGTAAACGGCGTCTGCCTGCATGGCCGCGACTGGGAAAATGGCGTTCGGCAGGCCGTTTTCATCCCGCAGGATCACGGCGAATGCGTTGTTGTTGAGGACCAGCTGTGCGGCCAGCTTTTCCTGCAGCATCTGGCCGGTCATGTACTGGTTCGGTTCCTCAAGCAGGAACCGGATATACGGCTCCGGATTTACGGCGATCTTCCGCGTCTGGGCGGTGATGGTCTCCCGGATGTGCTTGGCCGTCAGCTTGCCGATGGCCTTGATCTTTGGCCGGATGCAGGCGCGGACGATATCGGACTGATACATTTTGCCGTTGTAGCTGTAAAAGCCATTCCCGCGCTCCTGCACCATCTGGACGGTCGAGACGCGCTTGGTGGTCGTGATATTCGTCAGGAGGTTTTTAAAAAATCCCATTGTCTCACTCCTAGAGCATACTGGTGTATTCCGCCTGCTTCTGGTCGTAGATCGTGTAGGCGTCGAGCAGGGCCGCCGTGCCGTCAATGCGGCGCGTGGACTTGCTCGTTTTGTGCGGCTGAATATTGCCGTTTTTGTCCTCGTCATAGGCGGTGTTTGCGAGGTTCCATTTGTCGATCGGGTGGTTGTTGTAAATAATGCGCTTGGATTCCAGGTCGTTCCCGCATCGCTTCATTGGCTCGGACAGGGTCTTGACACCCTGATGCACGGCGATCATGGCCTCTTTCCCGAAATAGTCCGCCATGCTGTCCACCCAATAAGACGCAGACCACGCATCATACCCGATAAAGGGGATAAAAATATCGAGGTCTTCCTGCACCTCGATGAACCATGCTTTGACGTCCTCATAGCGGATCTTGTTGCCCTCGGACAGGCGGAGCAGCCCGCGCTCATGCCACTTGTCGTAGGGGATCTTGTCCTCCGTGACGCGCTTTTCCAAAAGGTCCTGCGGCAGCCAGTACATCTGCAGCACAAACAGGATCTCCGGCAGCTCCGGCACCTGGAACAGGACCTTCGCCGCCGTCAGGTCAGTGGTCTTTGAGAGGTCCGCGCCGCCGATTCCGTATCGCGGGTAGGAAAGCACGCGCTCCTGTGTCTTGCCGTCCGCCATGTGGTGCTGCCAGATCAGGCGGCGGTTTTCCCTGTCGAGCTGGAAGGTGTCGCGATTGTCGAGCTGCTCGAAATTGAGCCATGCTTCGGAGGACGTTTCGCGGATGTTGAAATCCTTGCAGACGAGGTTGCGGACGAGGGCCGGGTTTTTCTCCGCCCGCTCGACACGCTCTTTGAGGGCCGTGTAGCTCTTGATTGTCCCGAGGCCCGGATTTGCCTTTTTCCAGCAGTCCTGGTCCGTCCACTCGCTGCGCTTGTCGAGCTCGTAAATAAACGCGATCCGGCGCGGGTCGTGGTACCCGTCCGGATCTTCGTAGCCGTTGATGATGCGCTCGGCCTCTTCGTATTTTTCGTCGTAGATGTCTTCTCGAATGGTGCCGGCGGTGGAGGTGATAAATCGCAGCGGCTGCGCACGGGCCTGATCGCCGTCGGCAATGATGTCGTACAGCGGTCTGCCGTTTTTCCACTGATGGATCTCGTCCATCATGGCCCCGTGGATATTCAGGCCGTCGAGCGTGTCGCTGTCAGAGGACAGCGGCTTGAATACGCCGTCGTTATAATCGCTGTCCACCTCGCCGACCAGACAGCGCGTCCGCTTGCGCAGCGCCGGCGATTTCTGCACCATGCGCTTTGCTTCCTGCCAGATGATCTTCGCCTGGTCCCGCTTTGTGGCTACCGCGTAGACTTCTGGGCCTGCTTCGCCGTCCGCCAGCTGCAAATACAGTCCGACGCCTGACGCAAGCAGCGACTTGCCGTTCTTCTTTCCGACGATGAGGATGGCCTCGCGGTACTGGCGGTTTCCCTCGATGTCGATAAACCCGAAGACAGTCGCCAGCAGTGCTTTTTCCCATAGCTCCAGCCGGACGAGCTGGCCGCCCGCCTTGCCCTTGGAGTGGTGGCAGTAGTTCTCAAAAAACTCGAGGACGTGGTTGGCGCGGCGCGGCGAGTAGTAAAACTCGGAATCTGTGTTTTCCAGCTGCTCCACCACGTGCCGGTAGGTCTTCTGCACTTTCAGGCTGACAGTCTCGCGGCCCGACTGGATCGCGTCCCAATACTCGAGGATCGGATTGTACGTTTCTGGATAGCGCGTCACAGCTCGTCACGCTCCCGGACAAAGCTTGCAAAGCCGTCGTCCTCCTGTTTCGGCGCGGTGTCCGGCTTCGGCAGGAGCGCCGTGAGCTGCTTGATGATCTTCTGGTAGTTCGCGTTTGTCGAGTTGTACGCCTGCCCGATCGGCCGGGCGCGGTCATAGGGCTCGAGCCGCTCCGACTGCTGGAATTTCTCCGTCCAGCCGTTTTCCCGCAGGTCGTCCGCCATGTCCTCGCACTCGATGCGCATAAATGCCGCCTGATCGATGAGGCCTGCGACAGTCCCGGCCGCTTCCTTCGGCAGAAGCTTGTATATCCTCCGGAGTCTGGCCTTCTCGGCGCGGATACGCTGTTCCTTTGTCTTTTCCTGCCTGTTCGCCACAAAAACCGCCTCCTTTTCGCGTGATTTTTGCCGTCTGTCCGCGCGTGCGCGTAGATTACTTATCGCCGCGCTTTTGTAGGGGGGCCTCGCGAACGGCCTGCGTATTCTTCCGAGGTAGGGCGTGCGGTGATCTAGCCAGCGCCCCGGCCTCGCGCGACGGGGGGGATCGGGTCTCCGGCGGCGTCGAAGAAAATTTTTTGCGTCAGAGATTTTGCGACGCCGTGACCGTCGAACTGATCGTGACAGCCTTTACAGACGTACTCGAGGTTGGAGTAGGACAGGCTGACGTCCGGGTCGGTGATGTTGTCTGGCGTGAGCGCCCGCTTGTGATGGACGATGTAGCCCGGCTTGTCCCGGCACTCCTCGCACAGCCCGCCATCGATGGTCCGGCGGAACTTGATATACCCGGCGCGGCATTTCTTCCAGCGCGCGGATGCGTAAAAGCTCGCGGCCCATGGCTGCATCCTGTTCCCTCCAATTCTTCACGCTATCACTGTAGCACAGATTTTAGGCTCTGTTAGCTCAACTTTTGCGGTAGCCCATTGCCCGCGCTGCCTCGTAGACAAAGCGGCTGTACATCCGCTTGGCCGTGGATGTGCTCACGTGTACCTGTCTGGCAGCAGACTCCAGACTCTCGCGCGGCCAGATCCATGTATGCAGGCGCACGATCTCCAGCACATCACCGCCGTCCCGCCAGGTCTGCACGGTGTTGATGGCGGACTGGATCGCCGTGTAGTCCTCGTACTCCCGTGAGGACAGGACGCGCACCGCAATGTCCTCGACGGCGCGGCCGGAGGATTGCCCGCCTGGCTGTGAGGAATATCCCGGCGTGATCTTCTGCCGGCTCATATCCCGAACCTGTCGGCTCAGTTTCGGGTATTCGCCGATGGTGCGGCAGACATTCCCGTACCACCAGTATCTCGGCTTTGACACTTTCCCACTTCCTTCCTGCTTCGTTCTAAAACCTTACGCATATACAAGGTTTAATTTAAGCGGCTCCCGTTCCGCTTGTGCTCTGATCTTGGGTCGACTACATACTTATAATATTGATACCCGTACTTTGTCGTCCGGGCCTCTACGAGGATGTAACCTCGCGGGGCGACGGGCGGGTGCTTGGGGCTGTACTCGCGCACGGCCTCGGTCGCAGGCTCCGGCTCCGGCCGGACGCAGCTGCGGCTGGCCTTGTACCGGTGCCCGCCGAATTCCTTTTTCCAGTGGCCGTGCAGATAGTTGGCCAGCGCCGTGTAGTCCTGCCCGTGGTCGACCTTATTTCCGTTCTCATCCAGATAGTAGTTGTGCTTCCGCAGCGGCTTGCAGTCGATGACGCTGCCGAGGCCCCAGAGCCTGCCGAGCTCATCGGCAGGAATGCCGTCCGTGATCAGGTGCAGGTGGAAGCGGTTGGTCGATTTGCCCCGGCCGTAGACGATGACGATCTTTGCCTTGGGGTAGTGATACACCAAGCGCCGGTACAGTTTGTCCCGGATCCTGCGCATTTCCTGCGCGGTATGTACCTCATGTTCGGGGTCGAGCGTGAGTGTGGAGTAATAGCTCGACGGGGAGAAGTTGGCGTTGACCAGCGCCACGAACTTTGCAGCCGAGATCCTGGTGTTGAATTCCTCGCGTTCTTCCTGCGACTGGAACCGCGGCTTCTTCGGCCGGCTGGTCTTCGGATTTGTGCCGCCCGCCACCGTGTACACGATCTGCTCGCAGACCCTCCCGGAAAACTTCCGGCGCTTGTGTCTCTTCACCATAGTCTCAGCTCCTCCCATCTCTGCCCGCTCAAAGCGTGGCCGGAAATTCCGGCCACAGTTTCAGCGATCAGTTTTCTCGCGCATTTCCTTTTCTGCGTTCTCTGTTGGCGTTATCGGTGGAAAGCCGAATGCCGCCCTGATTTCGTTCATGCTGTTCTTGCGGAATACATCTTCTTCTTTCCGCATGATGGCTTTCCAAGCAGCTGCGTCCAGCGCCTCAAGCGTTACTTCCGTTTGACGCTTCAGGCTGCGCAGCTTGAAAAACACCAGCACGCCCAGCGCGATCCACTCCAGCGCAGCAGCAAGCTCCAAAATCTCAATGATCATTTTCTTCTCCTTCCACTCCTTCCAATTCTCCTTCGCAGTATGTACAGCGGCTCGGCAGGCTCTTTTTCAAACCGCCCTTTTTCCAGAGCTCGAAGCACGGTTTCTCCGGTCTTCCGCAGTATGGGCAGCGGTAGACACGGAAGATATCATCCCATCGCCAGACCATGCGGACTTCGTTTTTCTCCTTCAAGCCCCATCGCCTCCCTCATTGCTTCAATCAGCCTCTTTTCAAGGTTGTCCTGGTCGATCTTCACTTCCATCGTTGCGCCCTCCTGCTCTACCCACACGCCGTCCGTGCGCTTCGTAAACCCAGCAGGCGCGAAATTTCTGGCGTGTTCCAGCTCCGGCGTATGCCTGCACGTTGGATAGATGCATTTCTCGCAAGCCTTTCTGTCGCAAAGGAACAGGATCTTCCGCTCTTTCGCCTGCGATACGCCGCCCGGCAGAAGAACGACTGACTGCCCGATTTCCGCCGTAAGCTGCTCCTGAAGCTTTTTCCGATCGCCGTCGCGCAGTGCGACTGTGCATTCCAGCAAAATCATTTTCTTTTTTCCTCCACGTCTTCCGGCGGACGGCTGAACGAGAATTCCTTGCGGTTCCCAACAAACTTGGGCTCCGTCCACCTAATCCCAGCGATTTTCATGCCGCATTGCGGGCATTTTTGTGGTCTGACGATTCGTTCTTCGAGTCCAAAGTCAAGGGTGTCTTCTGCGCCAAATGGAAATATGTGCCGTCTTGCATCGTCGCTCACGCTGAATTCGTCGAAGACATAGTTGCATACCGGGCAAACGGGGCACGAGTCCAAGACTCCCTCGCTCTTGCTTCCTCGTTTTTTGATATTTTCTTCTGTTTTTCTCTGATTTTCTTCCGCCGCGTCGTTTTCCCGGATCTTCTGGTAGTATTCCAGCAGCTTCTCCCCGGCATTTTTAAGTAGCACGGTATAGCAGTCCGGCACATCCTCCGGGAACCATCCTGCGATGGGGCCGCCGCTCAACAGGCACTTGTCGCAGTCGTCCGCCCTGCACGCCTCTATCGCCTGCATGATCTCCGTAAAACTCATATCTTTTTTGCCGAGCAGCAGCGCTTCCCGGCGGTTTTCTTTTCTGCTCATTCCTGCGCCGCCTCCATTTCCTTGCGCTCTTGCATAAACCCGTGCAGGAACAGCTCCAGCAGAGCGGCGGCGCGGTTTGTCAGCTTGGTGAAGTCCTTTTTGCTGATCTGGAGCTTGCCGGTCGTGACGACCTCCGTGTCCACGCTGCCGATGATCTGGATCGTCGGATTTGGCTCCAGCGTCTTTGAGCCGTCGTCCTCCACCCGGTAGAGCGGCGGCGTAGAGCGCTCCATGATGATCCGCGGCGGGTAAGTCTCGCCGTGGAAACTCGCGTCCCAGAATTGATTGTCATAGTCCGCGACAAACTCATCCAGTTCTGACGCGAACAGTCCCATGATTCCTGCCATTTTGATACTCCCTTCAAATTGTGATGATCTCCCGCCTCGACTGGCGGGCAAATTTGCGTTCCGGGCAGAAGCGGCACTCGGTGCATCTCCAGGCGCCGCGGTAGTTGTTGCGCGTCGGGCAGAGTTGGTTGTAGCAGATCCCGGAGCCTGCCCGCTGCGGGCCGCGGCCGAATTTTTTCTTCTTCGGTTCGGCTTTTGGCTTTTTGGCTGGATCCCTCTTGGTGGCGAGCGTGGCCGCGCGTTCTTTCCGGAAGCAGCCGCAGCTTTTTGCATGCCCGTTCCGGAGGTATTTCCCATCCTTGCTGCAGACGTTCCCGCATTTACACCGGCAGATCCAGTGTGCCGTGTCTCCTTTTTTGCTGGTATCCCGCCCGATGACGTGCAAATATCCAAAATCTGTGCCCGTCAGATCGACTACGTGTGACATTTCCATTCTCCTTTCGTCAGGGGCCGGTCTCCCGGCCCCTATGCAGGGCGGACTTGCACCGCCTGCGCCTGCGCGTCCCCCTGTCGCCGCAGACGAGCTGCCCTTGTCTGCTCAGGCAGCTTTCCATAAGGAGGTAACACGATGCCGCCGGGCGATCCCGACACCCGGCGTGGGGTAACGTTGACGGTTTCCATCCGCGCGCACGTTCCACACGCGCTTTTTATCCCCGGCCCGCGGGCTTGAGGTTTCGCGGGCCGGGTGCAGAGCCGGGGTAATCCTCCCGCAGCCGTCTCATGGCGGAGCGGCCGCGGCCAAAGTCCGAAAAAATATGGTTCCCCGGCTGATTGCTGGTCTTAGTCCTCGGGCTGACTGATATCCTTGTGCCGCAGCCCGTCGGCGTTCTCGGTCAGCGGCAGCGCCTGCCGCCGCGCGTGCTCCTCCGGGTTCCAGCCGCACCGCGCGCAAAGATACGGCGCGAGCTTTGCATACGGACAGGCATTGCCCTGCTTCGGCAGCCCGCATGCCTCGCGCGGGCTGCTCTCGTTTTTTTCTTCCGGCATGTTTAAATCTCCTGTATGTCGATCCCAAATTTTGACCGCATGAATTTGCGGTTGCGCAGATACTCCTTTGTCCGCGTCGGCTTGGACTTCACATCTTCGACGACGAGCTTGCCGCCGAATTTGTACGAAAAGTCCGCCGTGTACCGCACTGCGCGGATGCGCTCGCCGGCCTCGGTGATGTAGCTCTCCTGCAAGGTGAACTGCGGCTGCAGGCGCAGATCGGAGATCGGAGATGATCCCGGCCCGAAGCATCACCATCAGCTCGTCATACCGCCGCGCCTCCTTCTGGCTGTCGAAGCGCAGCTCTCCGCGCGTATCCTTCCGGCTGCCATACTTCGTCTTCTCATGGCTCCCCTTGTGAAGGGGAGCTGGCGCCGCAGCGCCTGAGAGGTCGATCTGCTGCCTGGCATACAGCTCCCGCATCCTCGGCGGCATGTCCGCCATGCTCTCAAACCGCAGTCCGCTCATTCAGTCGCGCCCTTCTTCTCGCCCCGACTGCAATAGTCATCCGGGCCGACGTTGAGGATGTCATGTAGACAGCACCAGATTCCTACCTGCTCCCCGGTGTGAGCATTAACGGTTGGCCTCACATATTTACAGCTTGCACACCGCACCACCTCCGCAACGTCGGCGGCGGGCATTTCCCGAATTTCGGCATATGCGCGTTCCAACCGTGTTAGTGCCGTCATGCTTCCACCGCGTTCTGCTTTCCGTAACGCAAATAGCGCATCCTCGCGCCGGATATAATCAGCCATCCTTCTTGCCCTCCATTTCCTGCAAATCCTTCTCGGCTTCTTCGCGGCTCAAAAATACGGTTTTGCCGATGTCCTCTGGTCTGATCGTCCCGAGACCTAGCGTATTCAGCACAGTCCGCCCGTTCAGCGTGCTCACGTCCGATACGGTAAAACTATATACCCGCTTAACCAGGTGATTGCAGTATGTCCACAGTTCATCTCCCTGCCTGCACGGCAGCACGACCACGCGCCCGTCCTTGTCGGCCTCGGCAAGCTCGCGGAGGCGGTCAGCCTCCACGCCCAGCGCCTGCGCTTTCCGCTCAATGCAATCATCCATTGTCCGCCCTCCTAAATCAGTAGAATGTGCTCTAGGCCCTCCTCAAGGTCACAGTTCTCGGCAAATCGTTTCGCATCGTCCTCCGTGTAAACGTTTGCCAAATCCTCACGCGCTTTTGCGATGCGATCACTTATGGTTTGAATCTCGGCATCCAATTCTGCAAGAATCGCAAACAGTTCAGCCTTTTTCTTTTCAATATCCATCCTTTATCCCCTCCAATGCTTTCTCCGCCGCTTCGCGGGTGAGAAATACGGTCTTACCAAATCCGTTTAGCGCTACGCCATACTCCCGCCCTCTGGCGCCTATTGGCTCAAGGCCAATAAAGCCGATTTCATTGCCCATACCAATCTGCTTGACCTCGCACTCGCTTATATGCTTATCCGTGTCCAACAAGGCGAACACCCGCTGGCCCACCTTGCACGGCAGCACCACCACGCGCCCGTCCTTGTCGGCCTCGGCAAGCTCGCGGAGGCGGCTAGGCTCCACGCCCATCGCCTGCGCTGCCAGATTTATCATCGTGTCCTCCGTAAATGGAGCCTTGATTTCCTCTGGTGTCAGGCCGATGTCCTCATAGGCCGCAAGGCGCAGAAACCGCTCCTCTGGGATATTCCGAGGATACCCGTTTGCAAGGCGGCGCTCGTACTCTTCTCGCTGCGCGTCAGCTTCGCGTTTATTTGTCAGTCGTTCCATGTCTGCTCCCCCACATAGCACCAGCTCTGAGGCGGGCGTCGAATCTGCAAGCTACCATTGCCGCAGGTCCCGTTATGCTCTCGGTGCATAGCGCAGCTCTCACACCACCAGTCATTTTTGCATGCCCGTCTGAAGTCGTCCAATTCGCGCGGGGTGTCGTAAATCTTGAGATTAGATATGTGCCAGCCGAAGCCGGTGGCAGCTCCGAGATACTGGTGCAGCTCCGCAGGCTCTAGGCAGGTTGGCCGCGCAGCATCCGACGGGATCCTTCCCGCGCCGTTAATGTTGATGATCTGATCGCACAGAAATTCCCCGATGACTTTGCCGTTTCCGCATTTGTAGATGTAGCACTTAAACGGCGTATCCATCCTCGGGCGCGTCTTGCGCACCTCAATGGTCTTCCGCCCGTTGATGATCTTCTCACACCACTCCGGGCGAATGCTGATCAAAACAGCTTTACTCATGCTCTTGCCTCCTGTTCCAATTCTGCTCGGAACCGTTGTTCCAGTTCAAACACGCCGCGCGGCTTGCCTTTGTAATAGCCTTTCATTGGCCTGTCTATTTTCCGTTGCAGGTCTTTCAGGCGCTCCCAGTATTCCGGCAGGTAAATATACATATTCCGCAGTTCCCGCAGGTTCTTGTTACAGCAGCACCAGCACGAAACACGGTCCAGCACGTCATAAAGGCGGATCGTGCCCTCCAGCCACGAAAACCCGTTTTCATAGCAATATGCCAGGGCGTCTGCTTCCGGCATACCCCACTCCGCCAGCGGGTGCAGCTTATACGGCTTCCGTTCTTTTTCCAGGCGCGGCGTTTCGTCGGCAGCTATGCCAACGTAAACCATAGCGTCCCGCGCCTCCGCGTACCTGTCTATGGCTTTCAGCTTCCCCGTGGTTCCCCAGCGGCAGAGGCCGCCACACCAGCCATAACCTTGGTGTGTGCCTTTCTGCTTACTGCAAACCGGCCTTTCCAGCATATCGAACAGGAACGGGTTTTCCGGCTCCAGTCTGGTGTACTTGATCCCCAACTGCTCCAGGCGGTGCAGCATTTGATCCCGCGTGTGGTAAATCGCCTCGAACTCCATTCCGGTGTCGTAGAAAACCACCTCGTTCAGCGGGTAGCCCTTGGCAATCAGCGTTAGGAGCATGGCCAGGCTGTCCTTGCCCCAGCTGACGCTTGCAATATGCCATTTCATTCCGTTTTTGCACCTCCGAACGCCGCCAGGTCGAAACAGGTCTGTTTCCCAACGTACTGGCACCACGCCCATTCCAGCATGGCACCGCGGCTGTACACCATCAGCTTTTCGCCCTGAATCTCCATTCGGTCTGCCTCGATGTTCGTGATATCTTGGCAGGCATCACACACAAACCTCATACCAGCGCCCCCGGCCGGGTGTCCGGCGTGTAGTGGAGCTTGGTCGCACGGGCGTTCTGATGGTACTCCGGGCGGGTGAATTTATAGCCCCAGTGCTTGGCGGCGGTAAAAAGGGCCGCATAGCCGTCCTCGGCGCGGACGGTCACTTTCTGGTCTCCATATGTAACGGAAAAGTGGTTCTGGCCGGTGTATCCGGCCTGTGCGATCACGGCGGGGCGCCGCGGCGCCCGCTCGCCGGGGTAATCGATGCTATTTCGCAATGTGTTTGCGCCTCCTTATCTGGTTGTCGGCATGGACCATCTGCTTTCCCGCTGCAAGATCGGGCTGCAGGCTGTCCCTGTCGCGGTGGTTTACATCGTAGATGTGGTTCCGGATGCTCTCGTAGAGCGTCCAGGTGCAGCACCCGGCGCGGCATGTGCCGCTTCGGTCCGGGCAGTTCCGGCCGCAGGGCGGCGGGATGGGCCGCATGCGCGGCGCAAAGTAATTCACTCCGCTTCCTCCTGTACGTGCTGCAGCCAGGCCGCGAGCGTTTGCAGCGCCGTCTCGCGCTGCAGCAGGTCTTCGACCGTATCCCGGTCGACGCGCGGCATGCTCTGCAGGATCTCCCGGTCATTGGCGCAGTCATCGGCAAAGGCCATGACGGCGTCGATGATGTCGGCCAGCTGATCCGGCCGGAGCTCTACCGGGATCTTTGGCTCGTCCTTCACCGGCTTCACAGGATCCCGTAGGTCGTCAGGCCCAGCGCGATCGCGCCGGTCGCGACGCAGGCGTCGGTCATCTCTGCGTACCCGGCGATCACCGCCAGCACAAAGGCCGCGCCGCCCAGCCACACGCAGCAGGTCTTCGCCACTCGCCGCATGGCCTCCCGGTACCGCAGCTCCTCCAGCAGTCGCTCCTGCCGCTCCCTGGTCTCTTCCTCCGGCTCATACCCGAGCCGCTCCGCAAGGTTGGTTCTCATTCTGCGTCCTCCTTCGTCTCCGGCAGGCGTTCTGCCGATTCTACCAGTGCCATAAGCCGCTTGTAGTTCTCCGTCCTTTCCCTGTCGCGTTTTGCGAGGTTTGCATACCGTTCAGACAATTCCGCCACTTGCGCGTGTGCAGCCATGTTCTCGTGCTCATTCGCCGCGTTGTTTGCCACGATCACAAGCAGCTCCAGCGTGTGCTTCAGCTCAAACCAATCGTCTCCGCTGAGAATCAGTTTCCGCATTCCGTTTATCCTCCTTCGCTTCCTGCATCCGCCTGACGAGCCGCGCCAGACGGGCGTTTTGTGTCGCGAGCTTCTGCGCGTCCAGATCCAGCCCCTTGCGCTTGAGTCCGTTAATGATCTGCGCCGCCTGGCACTCACACACCATCGCCGCTTCGATCAGATCGTGCAGCTCCTGCGCATCCAGCGTCAGGGTGTAGGTCTTTACGTTTGCCATAATATCGACTCCTATGTACGCGCCTTGCGGCGCGTTTAATTGCTGGCCGCGGGCAGACGCCCTTCGGCTGCGGCCCGCTCGAGGATCTGCCACGCCACGCGGCGGGCAGCCTGCCGGTTGGCTTCTTTCTGCTCCGGCGTCAGCCGGCGCAGGTAGTTGTCGGCGATATACGCCGTGCAGTTTTGGAAATGATACTCGGCCACGATGTGCGGCTCTTCGTCCGCGATTGGGTCATACGGTTTTCGCATGGTTCAGCCTCCTTCCGGCGTTAGTTTTTCCAGATTTTACAGCCTTACGCAGTCTGTTTGTCCTGCTCCTTCTTGCTCTCCTGCGCCAGCATCATGCCGTAGGCGATATCACTCAGGCGCTGGAGCTGTTCGTCGGTCAGATTCCCGGACTGTTTTTTCAGGTAGTCCATGACCTGCTTTTCCTTCTCGGACATTGTTCTCACCTCGCGTTGTCGCAACACTTTATTTCCGTGTTTTGTATTGTGACTACACTGTACCACCATTCTGATGTTTTGTCAATACATGTTTGTGAAATATTTTGCATATTTTTGTATTGACAATACATCCATCGCGTGTATAATATAGTCATGAGGTGATTTCAATGACCATCAACGAGCGAATCAAAGAGATCCGCAGATCTTCCGGACTCTCTCAGACCGACTTTGCCGAACGTCTCGGCACGACCCGCGGCGTGATCACAAACCTCGAGGGTGAGAAAACAAGCCCTAATGAGCCATTCATCAAGCTGATCTGCCGGGAGTTTAACGTGAATGAGGACTGGCTCCGCACTGGCGAGGGCGAGATGAAACAGAAGCTGACGCGGAACCAGGAGATCGCCGAGTTCATGGGCGTCGTCATGCACGACCCGGACGACTCGCCGCGCAAGCGGTTTGTATCGATCATCAGCAAGCTCAGCGTCGACGAATGGCAGCTGCTCGCCGAGATCGCAAAAAAAATGGCCGAGGACGGATGACCGCCCTCGGCTCTTTTTTCTCTATGCGACCAGCCCGCGCAGGAAGCGCCAGACCAGATCGAGTTGTTCCGTCGTCGCAAGCCGCAGCATGCGGCGGATGTCCTGCTGGTAAAAACTTCGCGTCATTTTATCCATTCCCCCATTCTTCCACAAAAAGACCGTTCATTTTTTGTTCACTTTTCCGGTTGTGCTTTCTTCGGCGGTGGCTTACAATATTTGTAGATTCCTTTTCCTGACTCGCATGATTATATTAGAACATACGTTCGTTAATTACAATTATGAGAGTCTACAAAAATTTACATATCAAACTGGAGGTTTTGCCATGAAACAGACATGGCGCAGGGTTCTGCTTGTGCTGGTCTGCTGTGTGCTGGCCTTTGTCGGCTGGGTCGGGCTGCTCCGTCTGGCGGACACGATCTCCGCCGCCCGCTCTTACAAATCTTCGCCCGCAGAGCTTCGCGCGGCGGCCGACGCCGCTGTGCTCCCCGCCGCGGATCCGGCCTTTACCGGCAGCGCGGAATATACAGACGCGGAACAGACCGAGGCGCAGGCCGAGTATTACGCCAGCATCGGCGGTGACCCGCTCGACGTGGAGCCGCTGGAACCGATCGTCAGCGATTTTGTTTCGTTCCTCCCTGGCACGCTTCCCGCAGAGGCTCCGGCCATCTCCGGTGCGACCGGCGACAGCATCCACACGTATATCTACAACAAGTCCAGCGGCGTTTTCCATCTTCCCGGCTGCTCGCACGTCGACCAGATGAACCCCGAGAACCGCGGCAGCTTCACCGGCTCGCGTGAAGAGGCCGCCGCGCTGTACACGCCGTGCAAGGATTGTAATCCGTAGGAGGTTTTATGTACTGTAACAAATGTGGCAAAGAGATCGACGATGAGGCTCTGATCTGCCCGTACTGCGGCTGCGGGACCGTGAATTACATCCGCGACCAGGCGAAGGCCGAGTCCCGCGCGCGGGAGCCCCGCCAGCCCGCGCAGAAGAAGCGCTCGACTGCGCTGCTGCTCTGTATCTTCCTCGGCGGCTTCGGTGCACATCGGTTTTATGTCGGCAAGATCTGGACTGGGCTTCTTTGGCTCTTTACGCTCGGCTTTTGGGGCATTGGCACGCTGGTTGATTTTTGCCGGATCTATGATAACAAGTTCACAGACGACGCTGGGCGCCCGCTCTACGATGAGTACACGGATGGCATGACGCCTGAGGAATACGAGTCCGCCGTCGCTGGTCCCCGCAGAGTCCGGAAAGTTATCATCGTCATTGCCCTTTCGCTTTGTGCCGGCTGCTTCCTGTTCGTCCGCGTCATCCCAGGCCTCATGTACGCGCTTGGTTTTTGAGATGTCGCCCGCGCCGCTGGCCGAACAACGGCGCGGGCTTTTGCTTGCGCAGGCGACCGGGAGCCGTCTGTAACTTTAGGGTAGCCTGTCCAAGGTAGACTTGTAAAGATATGACAGTTGCTTTTTGCAGTCAGACGTCTTGCTTTTTTGGGGGAATGACATGTTTTGAAGGAAAAATTATCTGATTTGTGCCGTGAGCAGAAGCAGACGATCACTCCGCGCAAAACAAATCAGGATGTCGCCGAAAACACCGACCTTTCCGTCGGCACCGTCTCCCAGTTCTTTCGCGGCGACATCAAAAATCCGTCTGTTTACACGGTCGGCCCGATCTGCCGGGAGATGGGCGTTTCTATGGATGAGTATTTCGGCATTCCGCATGATGAGCCTGCCGAGCCTTCCGAGCCTCCCGATTCTGAAAAACTCCGTGCCGAGACCGCGGCGCTTCGTGCACAGCTTGCCCAGCAGCAGAAGTCCCTGCGCATGCACCGGCTTGTCACACTCATCCTCTTGGGTATTCTTTTGCTGTGTGCCCTTGCGCTTTTGGCCGACGTGCTCAGCCCATCGATCGGCTGGATCCGCACATAAATAAAACCGCCCCGGCCCAGCGCCGGAGCGGTATCCGTATAACCTTTTGCCCTTGTGGTGAGAATCTGCTTATGAAATTTACATCTACCTGGAAAATCGCTGACCCGCTCGCGCAGTACATCATTTACCTGCGCAAGTCCCGGAAGGACATGGAGGCCGAAGCTCTCGGCCAGACCGACACGCTCAAACGGCACCGGGCCGCGCTTTTGTCGCTGTCCGAAAGCCGCGGGCTGAACGTCGTGGAGATCTGCGAGGAGGTCGTGACCGGTGACTCCATCGCCGTCCGGCCGGAGGTGCAGAAGGTCCTGCAGTTCGTCGAGACCGGGAACTATGCGGGCGTCATCGTCATGGAGGTCGAGCGTCTGGCGCGCGGCGACACCATCGACCAGGGCATTATTGCCCAGACCTTCAAGTATTCCAACACGAAGATCATCACGCCGAACAAGATCTATGATCCAAACAATGAGATGGATGAGGAGTACTTCGAATTCGGCCTCTTTATGTCCCGGCGCGAGTACAACACCATCAAGCGCCGCCTGTCCCGCGGCAAGGAGGCGTCTCTGCGCGAGGGCAAATGGATCTCCGGCAAGACGCCCTTCGGTTGGCTGCGCGAGAAGCTGCCGAACGACAAGGGCTATAAACTCGTCCCGCACCCGGAGCAGGCCCCCATCCTGCAGCAGATCTACAACTGGTACACCGGCGAGGGCTGCGCGCGCATCGGCGCGAAGGCGATCTCCACGCGGCTGAACAGCCTCGGCGTCCCGACCAACTCCGGCAGCCTCTGGCGCGCGGACTCTGTGCTGGATATCCTGCGCAATCCGGCAAATGCGGGCTGGATCAAATCCGGTGGCCGACCGGAGACGAAGCGCATTGTCGACGGCGCTGTCGTCGTCAGCCGCCCGCGCACCCGGCAGGAGGATCTGAAGCTTTATAAAGGGCTGCACGACGGCCTGATCTCGCAGGAGCAGTACGACAAGGCCGTCGCTCTGAGCTACTCCAGTGCCAGCCCGCGCGGCAAGGGCGCATGGGGGACCGTGACGAGCCTCGCCGGGCTCGTCCGCTGCGACCAGTGCGGCCGCGTGATGGTGCGCCGTCCGTCGTCCGGCAACCGCCGCGATACGCTCCTTTGTCCCTCCTACGGCTGCACGACCGTCAGCGCGTGGTATGATGATGTGGAGGACGCCGTGCTGGATGCTCTGCGTGGCTGGCTGCGCGAGCTGGAGCTCGGTGAGGCCGCTGCGCCAGATGACACGACCATGCGCACCGCGCTCGAGTCCTCGATCGCCGCCGACCGCAAGCAGCTTGCCAAGCTGGAGGCGCAGGAGGCCCGCGCATATGAGCTGGTCGAGACCGGCGTCTATACGCCGGAGATCTTCCTCCAGCGCTCGCAGGCACTCGCCGCTGACAAGCAGGTCATCGTCGACCGCATCGAGGCAAGCCAGACCACGATCCATGAGCTGGCCCGTGCCAGACAGGCCCGCGCCCGTCTGGCCCCCGCCGTCCGCCGCGTCCTCGAGACCTACCCGCTCGCCGCATCCCCGCAGGAGAAAAACGCCCTCCTGAAAACTGTCCTGCAGAAAGTCCTCTACCATAAACAGACCAAATCCTACACCAAATCCGGCAGCGACATGCACGTCACCCTCTACCCCCTCGCGGATTGATGGTTATACATTTATTCGGTACGCATGAATGAATCCCATCTAAATATAGATTCTATAGCAAGCGGAAATCCCTCCTGGTTACAGGAGGGATTTCTTTATTTTGCGATATGCTCATAATACGCCATGAGCTTCTGTTCCGGCCCCGGGCCGTCTTTATCGAGCAGAAACGCCTTTGCCAGGGCGGCGTAGAATTCCGGGCGGTTGATGCCGAACTCTACGGCGACGGGGTAGTAGTCCGAGTACATCATGTTCATGGTCACGCCCCACGCCCAGCGCGGGACCACTGGTGCCTGAATGCCCATGCTCTCGGCCACGGCCGTCGTCTGTTCCATCGTCCAGTGCGGGCCGGTCGTGCCGTCGGCGTTGCGCATGGCTGCCGCCCACTGCATGGCGGTCGCGCGGTCAAACTCGACCGTCTCCGGCTCGTCGTGGTCCTCGAGCTTATCCAGCCGGCACAGCAGATCTGTGACTGCTGCGGCCTGCTCGACCGTACGCATGGACACCGGGCACTCCGCGATCTCCCGCAGCGCGGCGTGGAGTTTGTCTTTATACGCCTGCATGATAGCACCTCATGCGAGCTTGAGCAGCCCCGTGCAAAGCTCGATCACGGAGCCTGCGGCCGTGCTGTCGGTCGTCGCCACGAGCGTGAATGTATGATTGACGCAGCAGCAGCACCCGGACAGCTCCAGATCCGTCTCCGTGTGGATCTCCGCATTGCCGGATGCCGGCAGCGTGACGCGCTTGAGCGTGCAGGGCAGCGCGACGCCGTCCATGTACCACTGCAGGGTCAGGACGCCCGCTGCCGTCGCCGCGATGACCGCATCTGCGGCCAGATGATACAGGCCGATCTTGACCGTGTCGTAGCTCTGCGGCTCGACCTGGATGGACGAACCGGAATTGACGACCTTTGCCCCGGCCAGCGTCAGCACGTTTTCGCTGTCTGCCGCGAGCAGTTGGGGCGCGTTATTAAAATATCGGACGCATGATTTTTGATACGCCCGATTTCCATTGCCGTTATTACAAGCCATTTTCATTACTCCTTCCGTTTGGGCTTATGTGAAGGGGCATTATGCCCCGGATAGCTATATCAGGATGGGTCCGCGTCAGCCGCCGCAGCCGCACGGATTGCAGGGCGGGTTCTGGTAGTACCTGCCCAGCTGGCCGAGGATGTACTGCGACTGCATATAGTCGTTGTTCGCGGCGCGGCTCTGTGCGAGTTCGTCGCGCAGGCGCTGGTTCTCCTGCTGCTGCAGGAGCGTTCTGGTCGCCTCGCCCTCGGCGTGGATGGCCGTCTTGATCTCGCACGCGTTGATGCTGGAGTTGTAGTTGACGCCGTCGATCGCGCGGAGAATGTCGCAGCAGCACTTCTGCTGCACAGAGATGCCGCTCTCCGTGACGGACTGCAAATCGCGCAGCTCGCCGAGGATGTTGTAGGCGTTGTCCTTGACGGCGCTTGTGACGTCGTACGCGCCCTGACGCGTTGCGGCCACGCCCTCGTTGTTCTGGCGCTCCAGAGCCGCAAAGTCCGTTGCACGCTGTACGTCGGCCTGCGTCGCAGGGGCACTCTCGCCGCTGCCGCCGAAGCCTCTGCCCGCGAAGAGCAGGAAGAACAGCGCGATCAGGATGACAATGCCCCATCCGCCGAAGCCATAATCCTTATCCATGGTTTTCCCTCCTTTCTGGGTGGAATGAAATTTGATAGGCGCTTTCGCGCGGTATCACTTGCCGATCTGGCCGACGAGCTCGCCGACCGTCTTGTTTTTGTTTGCCTCGAACCACGCCTCAAAGCCTGGCTGCGAGGCCAGGAAGCTAAGCACCATCTGCGGGCTCTGCCCCTGCAGCGTCGTCTTCGCTGTCTGCAGCAGACCGTTCAGCAGCTTGTTTCCCCCGCCGTTTCCGCCCATCAGGGCCATAATCGGATTTTGCATTGAGCTTTCCCTCCAGTTCTTCGATTTTCCCGGCCATGCTCTGCAGGCCGGCCGTGATCTGTTTCAGCTGCTCCTGCAGCTGGTTTGCCGCCTTTTCCTCTTCTGTCGGCTCCGGGAAGATCCGGAACCGCGCGATGGTCTTGGCCGCCATGCTGTCCGTGCGGATGTAGTACAGCAGGTTCTCGGTCTCGTGCAGCGCGAGCGCGTTGTCGTTCGGCTGCATCTGCAGGTTGTTGATGCTGGCCTCGCTGGCCACGGTCAGCACGCCGAGCTTCGGCGGCTGCGGCGGCAGCTGCGGGCCCTGCGGCCGCGGCATGGGCTGCAGCTGGATCTGCTGCGCGCCGTCCATCTCCCAGCGGCCCGTGTACGGGTTGTACGCCATGCGGTATCGCCCCTTTCTGCTACCATTCTAGCGTTTCCCCGTCCCCGCTGGGGGACATTTGTGTACCATTTGTGGGACATGCGGGCATAGAAAAAGCGCCATGAGCCGTTGCTCATGGCGCTTTTTCTTTGTCCGTTTTCCCTACCAGACGGCGGGCGGTGTTGTAGATGTGCGGCAGGCGGCGGGAGATGGTTTTGCGGTCGACGCCGATCTCGGCGGCGGCGTCCATCTGCGGGAGCCTGCGCACGATATAAAGCTTCACGATCTGCTGATCGATCTGATCCAGTATGCCCTCGTCAGTGACGCGCTCCCAGTCGCTGCGCGTGAGGTGTTCCAGCTCCTTCGGCAGAGCCAGCCGCGCAGTTATGCTTTCGTCACTCCCTTCGGCCCGCCGCCGGGCAGGGCTTACTTTTCCTTGTGATTCAGCACAGCGATATTGCCCTTGTTGCTCACTTCGAGATCCAGCGCGGCGGCGATATCGCGCACCTTGACGTAGTTCGTGCCGTCTTTCAGGATGCGTTCAACGGCGACTTCCTTACCGTCCACGATGATCTTGCTCTTCTCGACCACTTCTTTTTCCCCCTCTCCGTTCTTTCCATCTTCGAGTGCCATGACCGTATGGCCCTCGCTTACCAGTACGTCGCCGCGCAGGAGATTGGCGTCCGTCGTCAGATACTTGCTGCCGGTCAGCAGCACAAAATCTCCCGTTGCTGGCCAATCGTGCAGCATGCAGTATGTCGTGCAGCTGTTGCCCTGCCGACGGTAGAGCGCTTCGACCGACGCGCAGCCTGCAGCCACGGCGCAGAGCGTCATTAGGCCGGAGCAGTCCGTCTCCACGGGCTTTGTGATCTTGCTCACGTCCCATCCGACGGCTTTGGCGGCCTCATACGCCGTGTTCCGGTCGCTCATGTCGTAACCGATATTCCGGTTTTTAATCGCTGCCTCGCACGTCTGCGCGGCCCGCTCGGCCTTTTTGCGGCTCTTGTAGCGCAGGACGCCGAGCCAGCGGCCATTGTACCAGTTGGAGATATTCAGTTCCCGACCGGTCTGGTTGCCGGGCTGCTGGTTGCGTCCTCCGGTTTCTCCAAGACTGGCCTGCCCAATTTTGATACTCATGCCCGCTCGCTCCCGTACAGTTCGTGGTGCAACTGCAGCACGGCGGCCTCGATCAGTTTATCGATCGTTTCCACATCAAATTGAATGCCCTTTTCGGCGAGGAAGTTCACAACATACGCCTTTTTCGCCGCGCCATCCGTCGCGGTGTACAGCTGCTCCGCCGCCTTTACGCCGATCTCAACGTAAGTGCGGAGCGTTTGCAGCTTATCCGCGTCGATCTTCGTCTTGATCCACGGGATCAGAAATGCCGAAACGAGCGCGCTGATGAGCGCGATCACTGCCGAGATGATCTGTGTGTAGTCCATATGTATGCTCCTTTCAATCTTTCAGCACGATCTCCGCGATGCGTGCTGCCGCTTCCGGGCCGTATTTTTCGGCCCATTTATCCATGTACTTCTGCGCGTACTTCGCGCGGTTTTCATTTTTGGCTTTCCAGAGATAAAACCCGCTGGAAGCTGTTGTTTCAGCCAGCACCGCAAGCGTGATCTCCGTCAGGTCTGCGCCTGCCGCGCAGGCGATGATGAGTGCGAGGCTGACGAGCGCGCTGCAGATCAGCCACTTCTTGCTAAACTCCATTGTGCTCACACTGCTTCTCGAGCTGGTGCAAAAACTTTTTTACATCGCCGTTGCCGCCCAGCTTGACGTATTTCTGCCCGGCGATCAGGCGCTCGGCCATTGGCATTTCTTCCGACATGATGGTCAGCCGGAGGATCGCCAGATACTGTTCGTCCTGATGCTCCTGCATTTTTCCGAGCTTTTTGTCGATCTCGGCCAGGTGCGCCTCCTGCGTCGTGGCCTTGCCGCGCTTTTTCTGTATCGCGCTGACGACGGCGTTGACGACCGCCGTCAGCGCGGACGAGCCGAGCACGGCACAGACGAGCGTAACGATGATGGTCTTGGTGTCCATGGTGTTCTCCCTTCCGCGCGATCAGATCGGCACGAAGGCCGCATCCGTCCAGTCGGCCTTTTTCCCGGCCGCGCCCATCCAGACCTTGGTCTCGCCGTTGTGGGTGTAGTAGGCGTTCTGGATGAGGGCCATGCCGGAGGCCCACACGATGGGGTTGTCCGCCGTGCCGGCTTTCACGGCCTGCTCGATGTACTCCCGGCGCACGGGGATATCGTTGACGAAGAAGTTCTTCCAGTCGTAGCCCAGCTTGTCCGACTGGGTTACAGTTGTGGTAATGCCGCCTGCGGCCTGCACGAGCTTGCCGTCCGTAATTGCTTTCTTTACCTGTGCCAGTTTAGCCTCTGTCATATGCCGCCTCCAGTTCCGCCAGCACGTCGCTGGCCGTTTTTTTGCCCATCTTCGCCGTGATGGTGCCGTCGCGGTTGTCGGTGATGGGACCGGCGAGGGTGAAGTCCGCGTAGTCCTCCATGTAGCGGTCCTCGGCGGTCTCGGTCGTACTCTTGACGGTTCCGTCCTCGTTCATCTGGACGTTGCCCTCTGCGTCCAGCACAGGGACGGCCGTGGTGTAGCGGTGGATCATGCCCCAGACTGCGCCGTCGCAGAACAGCGCCAGCGGGTCCGGGACCGCGTTCTTTGCGATGGTGACGGCGCGGCTCTCGCGCCCGCCCCAGTCGGCGTCGCGCAGACGGCCGGCCGCCGGCCGCGTCTCGATCTCCTGCCCGCCGATCGTGATGTACCAGGTGTCCATAAATTCCTCCTATTCTTCGGTTGTCAATTCTGTGTCGTGATTTTCATTGTAAAATCGTAGTATGGGCGTCTGCTGCCGTCTTCGTAATAAATATCAGCGGTTGTGTAAATTTGTATATTACTTTCGACCACATAAGAATACGAAACCACGGATGCCCCGTTTATAATTGTTTTGTTGTCAATTATGAGAGACCCTTTGCCTCTATGACTCGGAATGCTGCAAATGATCGTATCCCCGACCTCAACTTCGATCTCTCCGCTCGAATACTGTACGCCATTATGAATGATGTACGCGGAGCTATCGCCTGTGCTGCTGTCCTTAGAGATGTTTATTGTCACCAGTTCCGCAAATCTGACCTCAAACGCCGTCCCGTTGATAAGGGTCTTTCCGGCTTTGCAGCCGTAGCCTGTGCCGCCGATCAGCTCCCGCCCGCCGGTCACGGAATAGGCCGTGCCGGAGATCAATGTCTTGTGCGCCATGGGGCCTCCTCACTCATATTGCCAGTTGATGGCCATGTTCTCGGTCGGCGTGGTCTCCGCGGAGACCAGCGTCTGCTTGGTGATGTTGCCGGTCTTCATATAGTCCGTGCCCGCCACGGCCACCGCCCACGCCGTCGGCTTCCCGCTGGCGTCCACTGCCTTGACCTTGATCAGGTCCCCGACGGCCGCGCCGGAGGCGAGGATCACATCTTGCTTTCCGTTCCACGCGTCTTTGTTGCTGCGCACGTCGGCGATAGCCTCGTCGATCTGCGCGCCGGTAAACTGGCTGTTGTAAGCCATACGATCACTCCTTCATACACAGAAAATCCTCGCCGTCCGCGGTCTTCAGCGCCTGCGACTCTCCCAGCGAGATAAAGCCGTAGTTGTCGTTCCAGCTGCCGTCCGCGCCCTGCGCGAACAACGAAATGCGGTATTCCCCATCACCGGAAAGCAGAAAATCGTCGTAAACCTCAAAGGTGCGCTGCGTGCCCGCCGGGGTCTGGGAGAAGGACGCGATCAAAGCGCCCTTCCCGCGGCCCCAATCCTCGCCGGACTTCGTCGCGCGGCACTCGAAGGCCGTGTAGGCGATGTCCGACGAGAAGGAAACGGTGATCGAGTCGAACCCCGAGACCGCCGAGATCTTGTTGCCCGTGATGGAGAATGTCAGCTGCGGCGCGGCCATCAGGCGGCACTCCAGGTCCCGGCGGCGTTCTTGACGAAGACCTTGACGATCTTCGTGCCGTCGCCGGAAGACGCTGCCTCGAGGTCCGCGCCCTTGACAGTGACGTTGATGGCGGTGTTCTTCTTGTAGCCTCCCGCCGTGCCGCTGACGTTGGTGGAGCCGCCCGTCGTCGGGATCTGCGTGCCCGCCGTGTGCAGGCTGCTCGTCGCCGGGACGACGCGAATGGTGTATTCCTCAAAGTCCACGTCGCAGACGAAGGAGAACGCCGCTGCATCGTAGCCCGTGACCTTCGAGATCCTGCTCTTGTCGGGGCCGGTGATGGTCACGGCAGGAATCGACGTGTTGAGCGTGATCGTGTCGCTGACTGCGGCCGTTTCGTTGCCGACGTCGTCGCGCATCTTGACATAAATCGTCTTGAGGCCGTCTCCGTCGGGCAGCGTGATGGATTTTGTCTTGGCGAATGTCTCCCACGACGCTTCCGCCTCGGTCTCCGCCGTCTTCGTTCCCCAGATCTTCATCTGGTATCCCGTCGTTGTCTCGTCGGAGACAGAGATCTTCGCCGTGACGGTCGCGCTGGTCGCGTACTGTGCACCGTCGTTCAGGATCAGCGATAGGCCGGCAGGTGCCAGCGTATCAAGTGTCAGATTGAAAAAACTTGCCATCTGGATTTATCCCCTTTCTTCGCTTGTGAGTTCAATGTACAAAAATCCGCCCGGTCTTTCGTAGATGGTTTTCGTGCCCAGGTGGGCGGATTTGATGCCCATGGAGCCGATGAACAGCTCCAGAATGCGTTTGAGTCCAACTGCCAGCATGTTATCCCTCCAACAGATACAGTGTCCGCGCGTCCTTTTTGTCCAGCGCGTCATATTCGGATTTTGTCATCACGAGTATCGCGTCGATCTGTGCCGACTGGATGCCCCCGCCACCAGAGCCGCCGCCGGAGCTGCGGGCCTCGTTGATGGCGGCGACGAGATTGCCCTTGTTGTAGGTCTTGAGGTCGTCCAGATCGCCGATCTGCTTCTGCAGCTGCGCCCAGACGGGCAGGGACGGGTCGGCGGTCTCGTCGCCGGACGGATCCGCGCCGGGCTGGACTTTGCCGAGGCTCACCCAGACGGTCGGCAGGACGACGCCGCTTTCGTCCGCGCCATAGACGCCCACGCGGGCGTGGCGGCCCGGGACGGCGAGAACTTCGTGCGGGACGGGAACGGTATTCCCGTCCCAGTTCGCCGCCAGAACGTCGACGGTGGTCTTGCCGTTCGAGAAGACGGCGGTCTTCGTCAGCCCGTCCCACTCGGGCGAGAAGACGAACTGCACCGTCACGGCTTTGCTCATTCCCGCCGTCAAAAGCTCCGGCGGCGACGCCAGATGCGCGCACGCGCGGGAGCAGTGGATGGTGATCATGCGTTATCAGCTCCTTCGAAGGTCACAAACGGCTCAAGGCACTTGATATCTCCGGCGGAAAGCCGGATATCAAGGTCGAGCGGAAGCGTGATGTGCGGCAGCTCGGGGAGCGTGTCGGCGTCCAGCTCGTTCAGCTCCGCCTGCGGCCGCCCGCTCATGAGCTGGTTTCCGTAGAATTCGAGTGTTGGGTTGAGCCTGGTCGCCAGCATGGCGAGCTGATAGGCCTGCCGGAGCGGCAGGTCCTGTTCGATGAGCTTCTGCAGTGGCTTTGCCGCGAGCGCGATGTCGTATAATTTCATGATGCCCTCCTTAGTTGATGGCTGTGCCGTTGACGGTCAGCTTCCCGGATGAGTTGCACGCAAGGGTGCAGTAGCGGTATGCGCTGTAGTACAGCACGATTTCGTCTCCCCTGACTGTCACGGGATAGCTCGATGTCCCTATCTCAAAGCCGTTCGAGGACGGCGTCAGGGTTTTTGTTTTCAGCTCCAGCGAATTGTATCCGCTCTTGAGTTCTGCGGCGGATACCGTGCCCCACTTTGCGGCGTAGGCCGTCGATCCGTTTTTCAGGAGCACCTGGCCGTCGGTTCCGCCGCTCGGAAGCGTTCCGGCGACGTCGCCCCACGTGCAAGCGTAGTTGGTGGCGCTGGATTTTTTCAGCACCTGACCGGATGTTCCGCCGGTCGGGAGTGCGCCGGTGATGCTGCCCCACTTGGCGGCGTAGTTGCTCGCGCCGTTTTTGAGCAGGACCTGACCATCGGTGCCGCCGGTCGGCAGGATGCCGTCGGGGCTGCCCCAGGTGACGGCGTAGTCGGTGGCGCTGGATTTTTTGAGCACCTGGCCCGTCGTTCCACCGGAAGGCAGAGCACCGTTGATGTCGCCCCATTCGACGGCGTAGTCGGCGTTGCCTGACTTTTTGAGGATCTGTCCGCTTGTTCCGCCGGTCGGCAGGAGGCCGGTAATGCTGCCCCAGGTGAGCGCGTAGTCGTTGTCGGACGATTTTTGGAGCACCTGCCCGGCCGTACCGCCGGTTGGGATCTTCGCCGGTGCGTCCGCGCCTGGGTTTCCGATCGGGAACATGACGACCTTGCTGCCGGACAGTTCGAGGACGGCCACGCGCTGTCCGGCGGCGAAGTTGATGCCGGTGTTGCATTTAAAATGCTTCTCGGTCGGCTCCTCCGCGCCGTCAGGCGTGAGGGTCAGGCCGTCTTCCTCGACCGTTGCAATGACGGCCAGCTGGAATGGCTGCTGCTGTTCTTCGGTCTGCTGCTCTTCGGGTTCTTCGGTGTACAGGCTGTCGACGCCTTCCATTTACGCTATCACCGTCCTTTTTGCAGAGTGTGTCATGAGGCTTCCGGCTGACAGCTGCATCTGCCAGCCGGTCTCGAGGTAAATGCCGCCGATGTCGTCGTGCGTGAGCGCGAGGACGTCACCGATGCCGTGGCCGGGGTCATTGAGCGTGTAAAACGTGATGGCCCGGGCGGACAGGAGCGACTCGTTGCGCATGCGGTCGGCGTAGGCCTGCAGCTCCTCCTGCGAGGCGATGTTGTCGACCTTGATGAGCGAGGCGATGCGCATGTTCCGCCGGAAGGTGGACTTGCGCGACTGCGGATTGTCGTTAACGGCCGTTGCGACCATGGGCTGCTCCAGATCCGGGTTGGAGCAGACGCAGATGAATACGTTCGGCGCGTCGAATATGTCTTCCTCATCTGAGAAGTTCGGCCCCGGATGCCGGTCCGGAAGGAAGAGGTCCGTCGTGCCGTATGACCAGTCGATGTTCTGCGCGCTCGGCTCCTGATATGGCTCGAGACGGGCGATGCCGGAGGCGTCGAACCAGAGGCTGTTGTAGTTGATCTCGGCCAGCAGGTCGTTGACGATGGTCAGGTAGCTCGTGCCGACATCCCAGTCCTCGCGGTCGGTCTGCAGCGTCGCGTCCGACGGCGTCGCAATGACGAGCGCGACGCCGCAGGCGGTGAGCAGCTTGCGGATCTCGGTGAGATAGGACGCACCGGCGGACAGGTGCAGGATGGTCTCGGTGCGGTTGCTGTAGACGCGCCAGCAGCGGTCGTAGGCCTCGACCTCGACGCGCTTCTGACCGGCCGCGCCCTTGATGCTCGGGGTCGCGGCCTGATAGATGCCGAGGGGCGTCTCCTGCCCGTCGATGGTCATGACAGGCTGGAGCTCGTCGGAGAGGTAGTCGACCGCGTCGTTGACGAGGAAGGTGCCCTTTATGCTGGTGTGGATCGTCGCGTCGCGGCTGGCGATGATCTGCGGGGCGCTGCCGGTGTCCCATTGGAGGTTGGTGATGGGCGCGCCGTTTCTGAGTACGTCGACGCGGAAGCGGACGTCACGGGTCAAGGGTTATCGCCTCCTCTCGGTTCGTGTGCGAGATGGTGAAGGAATAGCGGCGCATGAACTCATCGCAGTTGCTCTCGAGCGACGGGAGCGAGCCGATGGCCATGTTTCCGTAGCGGTCCTTGAGGCAGACGAGGCGGCCTACAAGGGCCTCCAGCGCAAGGGCTGCGGCCCGCTGCGCGTGCGGCCAGGCGCAGGCGACGGACAGGGCGCGGTCACGCTGCTCGCTGCGCTCCTCGACGGGGTAGACAAGGCCCGCCAGATGGACGGTCGAGACCCCGGCCGAGAAACTGGTTCGGTTGGTGCGCAGCTGCGTTTCGGACAGGCGCATCTCGAGCCAGACGCCGGTCTCGAGGTCGCAGATCATGTTGGTCTCGGGCAGGATCTCGACGGTATCCGAATTGGACACGCCGTAGTTATCGCTTTCGTCGTAGCAGCCGCGGACGCGGTAGGTGACGGAGCCTATGCTGGTGTGGTCGATGTACTGCTTTTGGACGGTGCGGGCGATGGCCACGCCGTCCCGCTCGACGAGGTAAAAATTGTAGCTCCCGGCGGTCTGCCAGGTGAGCGCGGCCTCATTGCCGGGGGTGGCGGTCATGGTGATGGCCTCGCCCTCGGTGTGCGAAACGGGGAGCGCGGCCGCAGACCACTCGGACCACATGCCGTACTTGTTCTGCACGCGGACGCGGACGGTGTAGCTGCCGTCGGCGAGGTAGACCGGCGAGCGCCATGCCTTCTCCGTGCCGTAGACCGTGCCGGAGGCGTAGCCGCTCGAGAGCGTCAGCTGATAGGCCTCCTGCTCAGAGGTCTGCCAGGTGATGCGCGGGCGCGGGCCGGTGGACTGGATGACAATGGACGGGGCCGATGGGGCGTTGATGGCGATAAACTCGGCCTTGTCGCTCCACGCCGAGGCCGTGCCGTCGGTGTTGTAGGTGCGCACGCGCCAGTATTTTGTTCCGCTTGTGAATTTGTTCGCCGGAACGTCGTAATACTGGTTTTCTCCCGCGACGGTCGCCAGCGTGTTCCAGGTCGTGCCGTCGGCGGACCATTGCAGATCCGCCTTGCTCTGCGGCGTGCCGGTTGAAATGATGTGCTGCCAGCTAAAGCGGTTGACGATGGTGGCGTCGATGACGATGC